CTGGTTCACCCGACACAAGTGTTATGAACTCACTTATGTGTAAGTTCTTGGACTATGTCGGAAGGCGCCGAACTCGAACTCAAAGAGGATGTTTTCCAAGCTCTGCAGAAGCCTACCACGCTAAAGGTATCTTCGGAGGTGACGATTCGCTCGTTGCCGATGTCGATGGCCAATCGATGGTAAAAGCAAGCGCAGAGTGGTCCATGGTGCTTGTCGCCACAGTCCATAAGAAATATTCAGGAATGCCAACTTTCCTTGCCCGCTACTATGGTCCTGATGTCTGGACAGGAAGCACGGTAAGTTGTTGTGACATAGGCCGCCAGCTAGTCAAGTTTCATCTGACAGTCAGGTTGCCTGCCAATATCACCCCTTTAGATAAATTTCGCGAGAAAGTCAGAGCCTACTTTATGACTGACGCCGGAACACCTATCATTGGACATTTGGTTAACAAAGCTATCGAACTAGATGGTTTTGTAGCCAATATGCGAGATGAACTCAGACCCATGTTAAAGTGGGATTCCCAACATCTTAAAATCAATCAATATGTATCAGTATACGAGCCATGGATGGATCTAGTCTTGGATAAAACCTTGCCTGGAGCCAACTGGAAACCCGTACTTGATTACATTGCGAATGCTAAGACAATTGAGGAACTCCTGCTTTGCCCAATAGGCTATGAGCAAGTCAAGCATGTTCCACATGAAGACACTACCATGATAATAAATGGTGAAGTTGTTGTTCCACCCGTCAAACCTAAGCCAACTGATTTGAAGCCAATAATCCGTGATAAACGCAAGTCCGATGACAAACCGTTGCCCCAAAAGACTGTCACGTTCGAACAAGATACAAAATCCGACGTGAGAGACCAGAAAATACCGGCTGTACCCAAACCTGCACATGACCAAAGAGGTTTGGGGATACACACCAGGCAGGTCCGAACTGCAGATCCTAAACGTGATAGGACAAACCAGCCACGCCAACGTGGAGGTGATTTCAAACCCACACCGATGCAACAAGAGATGATTAGATCAAAATCTCTCGAACTTGTTGAAGCAGGACTCAAGATCACCGTACCACCTGAAACAAAGCCCAAACGTTTGCCCGAACCACCGCCGATTAAGCAAAATCAACCTGGTCCTAAAGGAAAACCGGCCCCTAACCCAACTCTGTCTGATCTTAGACCTTGGGCACGTGGTGGTCCAC